ACTTAAAATCGAATGGAGAAATCCATATGGGTTCAAGTCCCATTTCGGGCACCAACAAGATGACCTCAAAAAACGCGGTCATTTTTTATTTAAAAGCAAACTAGATATTATGATTATTGCGATTGACGACTCAGGTGACCCGGGATTAAAAATGGACAAAGGCTCCAGCAGTTATTTTGTAATTGTTGCTGTGGTATTTTTAACCGATTATGATGCGGAATCCACCGCTTTAAAGATAGAAAGATTTAGGCAAACATTAAAGTGGAGAGAACATCACGAATCCAAATTTAGAAAGACATCGCCAGAGATTAGGAAGGCCTTTCTTTCAGAAATCAATAGCTGTAATTTTGTATTATCGGTCGCTGTCGTGGATAAAGCAAATACTAATGTGGATATCCCATCTAATAGGGATGCTAGTAGTTTATACAATACAGTGATACTAAGGGCTATATCTCAAGTCTTAGATGAATCGACCAATGCACGGGTTTTAATTGACGGTGAAGGCGGATCGTCTTATAAGCGTAATGTAAAAACATTTTTCAGACAGAATCTTCCCAAAAATGCAATTAAACAGATAAGATACCGTGATTCAAAGAATGATGTTTTAATTCAACTTGCTGATATGGTTGCAGGCTCAGTTAATAGGTCTTTGACTGGAGATAAAGAGTATTTGAGTATTATTAAAAGACATATTAACTTTTTAACAAAAACCTAAAACAATCAAAAAAGCGCCTAAGCGCTATTTTTTCGAAACGTCTTCTATCCAGCAGATTACTCATCTGGAAAGTATCGCCATAACGACGCCAATTCGATAGACGAATCATTTATACCGTTATTATATTACTTTGAGAAAAAAATGCAAGCAAAAGTTCCTGTGAAAGAAATGGACTTGCATAAAAATCCAGTGTGGCTATAAAAACTCAATAAAAAATAACCTTAAAATTACGGTCATTTTTTATTGAGGAATAAATCTAGAAATGCGAGTAATCAAAAATATCTAATGATAAGATATTTTTTTGAATTTTAAAATGTGGCAAAAATAAGCAAGACATATTATATGTAAGCAATAATATAGAATAACCATAAAATGAGACTAATAATCAATAATGCTTTATATACTGTATGTCTATCTTGGCTTGCTTTAGTCGGCTTATCATTTAATACGCTAGTCATATCTTGCTTCCATTGCGAACAACAAATTAATGCCCCAATGACACCAAAACCGGTGGAACTATAGAAACCTTTTTGGAAATTTAAGCTACGTGCTTCAGTTCTTAGCAAATAATCTCTGTCACTAATATTACTAGAGAATATAAAGGCAAAAACAGCTGCAATAAAAGGTCCTATAATGGTAAGATAATTTATAAATCCGAGAAATACACCGAGCCCAGCACCACTACCGCTCATGATATACTGAATTTTTTCATTAATCATTTCTTCATCGGTGTCAGGCTCTTTATTGGAAGCAGAATTCTTTTTCGCACTCTCCGTAGCACTATAAACACTAATTAAATTAAGATAGGCCTCGGGCACATTCTTTGTAATTACTTCTCCTGTATCTGAGTTGACTCGTACGACCTTGTCATTATTAAAAATATATACTGTATAGTCGGAGTTATTTCCACTAATATTTCTTACTCCGTCAATTTTGAGAATTCTATTCATCTTCACTCCCATGATAATGTATAACGACATTATATAATAAACAGGTTTTTTAATCTATAAATCTGACAAAAATTATCGAAATACTTGACTTTATGTTAGATTTCGGTAAAATTAAAACAGTATGCGAGCTTAGCTCAGTTGTTTAGAGCGCTTCCTTGCCAAGGAAGAGGTCGAGAGTTAGAGTCTCTTAGCTCGCACCAAAAATTATAATTGCTCATACGCCCATTTCGGGCGTATTTTTATTTTTACCAATATTAATAAAACCAGTGGTGTTTTCGCCTCTGGTTTTTTCTTTCCCTTGGGGAACAAAAGTATTGTTTTGATTTGTTTTCCATAGAGTGAAAAAACGGCTATGAACCCAATAAAGTTTTAGCAACTTAAAAATTCGGCAACTAATAAAAAACAAAAACAAAAGGAAAACAAAATGAACAACTATAACAAATTTAATAATCAGCAAAACTCAGACGAAAATAGCACCCTCGCAGAAACGATTTTATTAGCAGGGTCTGGGCTATTAGTACTCTGGATTGGCGTAAGTACATTACCAGTCATGAGCATCCTCGGATTTATCATGGTTGGTACGGCATTAATAGATTAATAAGAAAGAGAGAAAATATGAAAATTAAAGTAAAGCAACTAGGAATCCCGAAATTCGTCAGAGTAAACGTAGTAAGGGCTAAATAATGGAAAAAGATAACTATTATAGCAGGCCTGAATGGTCATTCTCGCAGATGAAGTACATCATTACGGATGGCATTGACTACGCCGTAGCGGCTAAAAGAGGTCTATTACCACAACCAGCCAGCAAGGCTATCGATATCGGAAGCTTAGCGCACGAGGAACTACTTAAGCAGGGCGGTTCAAATGAGTTTGTAGTCAGCCCCTACCCAAATTTCTTAACTAAAGAAGCAAGGGTCTGGAAAGCAGAGCAAACGCTTCCTATCATCAATGAAAAAGAGTTTGAACAGCTAAATAGTATCTGTGAAGCAGTAAAAACTCACCCACTATACAGCACATTATTATGTGGCGAGGGCATCGAAAATGAAAAAGCCATGTTTGGGAAAATCCAAGGTCTACCAATCCGCGGAAAAGCCGACGCAATTAAAAAGACTGAAGATGGTTTTATTATCTGCGACCTTAAAACGACCGCACAATTTTCGGACTGGAAATATAAAGCCTTCCGTTCCTGCTACGATTTGCAATCGCTTATCTACTCAGCTTTAACTGGAAGCTACAAGACTACGAAGTTCTACTTTATGGTAGTCGAAACCGTAGCTCCTTATCGCACAGCTGTAATGCTCGCAGGCGATAACTTCACAGATAGCGGTGAAACCAAGCTATTAAAATGTATCGATGAAATCATGAAGTTCGGAAATCGCGATATCGATTTTCACCAGAACAAAACCTTAGATGATGTGTATGAACTTGGAGATTTCAGTAATTAGAAAGAGAGAAAAAATGGAAAGTAATATAACAAAAGTCGAATCAAAAAACATCGAAATTAAACCAAAAGCTAAACTCACGATCGAGAGTATGGTTCACAATCAAGAGTTCTTAAAGAAAGCTCAAGATGTATTGGGCCAAGGTACCCAACAGTTCATGAGTTCAGTTTTGACCCTATCGAATTCAGATAAAAACTTTAAGCAATGCGACCCGATTAAACTTTATAACTGTTGTCTCATGGCCGCGGCAATCAAGTTACCTTTTAATCAGAGTTTAGGTCAAGCCTACGTAATCGCTTATAAAGGCGAGCCACAGCTCCAGATTGGCTATAAGGGCTTCATTCAGCTAGCACAACGCTCTGGCCAATTTAAGACCATTAACGCTACCGAAGTTAAAGAGGGGGAAGTCAAAAGCCGTAATCGCTTAACTGGCGATATCGAATTTAGCTGGATTGAAGACGAAGAGGAACGTGAAAAAGCTAAAACTATCGGTTATGTCGCATACTTTGAACTCCTAAACGGTTACCGCCAAACACTATATATGTCTGCACAAGAAATTAGAGGCTACGCGACTAAATACAGCCAAAGTTTTAAGTTTGGTGGTGGTGTTTGGAAAGATAATTTCGATGAAATGGCTAAGAAAACCGTTCTGAAACGAATTCTCAGCAAATACGCTCCACTCTCAATCGATATGCAGAAAGCTATCGAGATTGACCAATCAGACGGTGATAAAAGCTATCCGGACGCGCCAAAAGAAACCTTAAATGTCGAAACTTTCGACGCAGAGGAAGCGGAGGTAATTAGTGAATAGGATTGAAGCAACCAAGAATGTCGCAATTCGAATTAAAAAGAAAGGTAAAAATGGCAGGAACTAAAGCTGGTGGATTGAAGACAAGAGCCACTAACTATCAGAAATACGGAAAAGACCATTATCGGCGTATCGGTGCGATTGGTGGACGTAAAAGTAACACTGGTGGCTTCGCCTGCATGGATGTCGATAATGACGGCTTAACTGGTCCAGAGCGATCTAAAATCGCAGGAAGTAAAGGCGGAAGAATCGGAGGCTTTATTGGAAAACGTGGGTACGCATTCATCGAACTAGCCGAGGAGAAAGGTTTCGCATATTACGAACAAAGGAGTTCTGGAAACATCGTAAAATTAGCAATTAACAATTAAATCAGATGGTGCTGGCCGATAGGAACCAGTTAAATGTAAACATAGATTCAGCCATAGTACTTAATATCAGATGAGGCGTAATCGATTTTAATGTGCATTTTATAATTTAGACCTCTAAATTCTTTAATAGCGCCTCATTCTCAACAATTATCACTAGGAGCGTCGTAGACGGTAGTCGGAATAAAAAAGTTGAGTTCCTTAAACTCCGACGCGATTCGAGACCTACGAATCGTTCTGAAAACTTCTCCTAGTGATAATTTCTGGATTTAAGACAATGAACAATAGACAAAATTTAATTCAACCCGATAAAGTCCTCGTTGATTATGTCGATAGTACCGGAAAACCCCAGCACTACGAGTATAAGACTATTAAAGAGGCTTATAAGTTTGAACGATATCTAAAACAACATAAGAATTATTCGGCCGTCCTCACGGTGGTAATGCCTAAAAGAGCTAACGAGGAGAAAGGAGAAAGAGAGAAATGGTAAAAGATAAAGTTGACGAAGCGATCGAAACGCTTGTAGACAATGAACCGAGAGATGTGAGCTATAATGAGCTACTTCAATGTCTATGCGAGCTAACAGATAAGGACTTTAAGAACCTTATTAAAATCGCAAAATTAGAGAGGAAAACTAATAAACTAATCGACCAATACTTTAACAATAACTAATAATGTGGTGCTTTGAGCGGTCTATAATAATTTCTCTCGCCGTATCAAGGTTAAATGTCATAAACGCAGCCCATTATGCTTGACGGGGTGGACGCCGAGCCGCCCCTACCATGAAAAGGAGAATTGAAAAATGAAATATTATAAATTGATAAATGACATCCCAATGTTCAAAAAAGGAGATTTATTCTTCATCCATCCAGAAGAAGGGCGTTTACTTCAAAAAGACACCTTAAGATTAGCCTATCATAAGAAAACTCTCGAAAACAATCCAGAAATTCTTAAAGAATGGTTTGAGGAAATTGAAGAATCTGAAAATAAGAGGTGGAGAGCGAAAGATGGCGATGAATACTGGTTTATTACCTGGACTGGCCACATAGATTGTGCTAAAGAATATCGAGATAATTGCGACGATTATCGTTTTAATACAGGCAATTATTCTAAAAATCCAAAAGAAATCGAAGCCCGCAAGGAATACCTACTCGCCCGCCAAGTGCTTTTAGATGACGCCGATGGCGGGAAATGGATTAAAGATGGCGAAAATTGGCATGCTTTTTATGATACGAATACCGAAACCTATGCAAGAGTGTCGAGTGAGTCTTATTACTTTCCAGGAGTGATTTATTTTAAGGATGTAGAGAATTTATATGAATCCCTCAACGAACATAAAAAACAGTGGGAAATCGTGCACAAATATGAGGCGGGAGAGATGTAATGGCAAAGATTAATATCAATTTTACTAAAGATAATGAATATTATACACCAGAGTCAGTTGTCAATTTCTTTGGTAAATTTGATTATGACCCTGCAACCACACCAGAAAAAGCAAAGGACCTAGATATTCCTAATTTCGATACCATAGAGACAGATGGGTTAAAACAGGACTGGACAAAGTATAAAAGAATATGGATCAACCCTCCCTTCACAAGGAAATATGAATTTTTAGTCAAAGCTTGGGAAACATATACTTATGCAAAAAATGATATCTATATTCTTTTCCCAATCGAATTTTTAACAACTGAAAAATTCCATAAAGCCTGTAAGGGGGGGCGTATTTATGTGCCTAGTGGTAGAATTAACTTTCAGTCAGGACTCGGTAGAAAAACTAAAAGTCCAGCGTTTGGAAGCTGCATTATGAAGATACAAAATACCTGGGAAATCGTATTTATAGATAAAAAAATAATTGGAGAAGCGAGTAGTAAAACAAAATGCGTAAAATAGGATATAGGGCGTGGCTTAAAAAAGAGGAAAGATTTATCTACCCTAAGTTGATATTAAATGATTTTGGTTCCGTAGTAGAGGTTGCCTATAATGATATTGACATATTTACCGATGAACTTATAGAACATAGACTTCTTATCGAAGATGTCGTACTTGAACAAGATACTGGTCTTAGAGATAAGAATAATAAAAAGATTTACGAGGGGGATATCGTGGATTATGTTAATGGATGTATCTGCATAATTCAATACGAAGTTGAGGGTGCAAGGTTTATTCATAGAGATATTTCGGATAATTTCCCTTTTGGGTTTAGTGGTCTTGAAGAATATAATGGTAAACTTTTTGAAGTTATCGGCAATATTCACGAGAATACTGAATTATTAAATAAAGACCAACCTGATGAAAAAGAATGAATTTGACGTCCCAGTAGATTGGGGAAAACTTAGCTCACATAAGCCTGCTAAGCATTCAAAAAGCGATAAGCAAATCTACTGGGCTAAGATTCGTATGGCGAGCAAAAAGAGAAAGTTCAATATTGATAAAAATATGCAAGACAATGAGCAAATTAGCCTCTGCACGCACTGTTGGTGTATGACGCACACGATAAATGGCAAGTGTGGTAAATGCGGAGCAAGAAAGGAAAGATAAATGGACAACATTATTTTACTGCCAAATGAAGCTGATTTGAGCTATGAGGATCTACTTGTTATTAGATCTGCACTGCAAATACATAGCCAACAGACTCAAGAAGCTTTATTCAAAATCAATCATTTAATTAAATCAAATGAAGAGGAACAAGAAGAGAGGTTCAAATAATGCTATACACAGGTCATAAAAATAAGCATATGCTTAACGGTCAGAACATCGTCGACTTTATCAGGCTCAATATGGAGCAAGATCGCAAAATCTTTGGCAATATTCCGTTACCAACCAGAGAGCAAACGGCCCTAGTAATTAGAGCTTTAAGAATGATTCATATCTTAGAATACGCGTCCGAATATGACGCCTCGGATTTACTCAAAACCGATGAGATTACGAGGTTTTGGCCAACCATATCAAGTATTGGTAGATTTTTCCGAGACGCTCCGTTAGAAGTGTTGGAAAAATATGAAATAGAACATAGGAACAACTAAAATGAAAGATTTTATTGAACATTTAATCGAAAGCACATTCATAATCATTCTCTTAATATCAGCACTAGCGGGGCTTATATTACCGATAATGCTGGTGTTGTGGCTAATTAAAGTGATTACAATATGAGACGAATCCTAAAATATAATTCTGAACACAACCTCTATGAGCAGATAGCTCGATACTTGCAACTACAATATCCAGACGTAATTTATCGCTTCGATTTAGCTTCAGATCTTAAATTAACACCTGGCCAAGCAGCGAAACACAAGAGACTACATCCAACTCGCGGTTATCCGGATTTATTCATAGCTGAATCAAGTAGTAAAGACCACGGGCTTTACCTAGAAATTAAAACAGAATCAAACTCGCCATATAAAAAAGACGGTACCTTGAAAAAGGATAAACACCTTGAAGAACAGGCTAAAATGCTTGAAAGACTGCGTGCGAGAGGGTATAGAGCCGAATTTGGGATTGGACTTGAAAATTGTAAAAAGATAATTGATGAATATTTAAGGAGTTAACGATGGAAACAATCATGTATATAGTACTAACTGTAGCCGCCATAGCTATGGCTTGGATGAATTATGAATATTGGAAGCTTAACGGATATCTTAAAGAAATGTCTATTGAACTCGAAAACTATCGTAGGCATTATGAGGTTGTTGTAATAAAAAAATCTAAAGAGACGGAGAAGATATTAAAAAACGCTAATTTGGAAAATAAAAGAAGCACATTAAGTTTCGTCACAATTAACCAAATAGTCGAAGCAATGCTGTCTCAGGACGGTGATAAAGCCAAGCTAAAACGTAATGCTAATGAAGCCACAATCATCCTAAAAACCGCCATGATATGTGAAGCTCGTGGAATCGATGAGGCTATGAAATATTATAACGGCACACATTCAGAAGATGAATATCAGGAATACAGAACCAGTGTGATATTACCGGATTAATGCTTCGAACCCGAAATAGCCCCATGTTGAGAGGGGGCTATTTTTATGGTTCAAAAAATATAATAAAAAAAGAACCCCTTCCATGAGGTTCTTTTAACTCAACACTATAACCTGTATCCTAATTATAGTTTACCCTGTTTCTTTAATTTTTCAACTCTAGAGTGAATGTATGAATTTCCGCCGATTTCTTCATAATGAGAGTAAATATCATTAAATCGTTCAAGCTCAATCTCCGTGAGATGTTCTCCTCGTTCAATGTCGGCCAAATACCTAGTGACAAAGTTCCGGCATTGTGCAATATCAATACTATGGATTTCTCGGTTATTTTTCTCGAGTAGCTCCGTGAGTTTTTTATTCTTTCTTTCGAGTAATTCAGTGAATTCACGTCCATTTTTATCAATTTTCTGATTTAGAGGGTCAACAAGACTGGTCGCCCACTTCTTCATCATATTATCTAAGAATTTGGCGATAATACCGAGGCCCGTAATCACACCGGCGATTACAGAGATAAATGTCGTGATGTCTTCCACCGCAATTCGCATTATTGTCTTCGCCTCAATTTTATAGTCGTGCCAACAGGAATGTTGCCATAAATACCTTGCTCATGAAGCTGGTTGGTATAGAAAGCTACATCACCATTATCTCCCCATAAGCCATTGTCAGTTTGAAGACCAAGCTTAAGAATTACAGCACCAAAAGTGTCACCAGCTTGATAAGTGTAGCTAACTTCATTACTAAGAGCTGGCTGCGGTGCAGGAGCAGGAGTTGTAGCAACTGGAATCGGCTTAGAACTCTCAGCCTCTAGCATGGATTTAGGACATGCGTAAACAGCCCCCACAGCATCAAGATTAAGGTAGTGAGTAGAGATATGTAGTGGTGTCCAGTTAGCATCGTTTACAATGTTTCTGTCAGCGTCTACAACCATACCAGTATGGCCATAAGCACCTGCAGAATAGGCAAAGATAGCACCATTACGCTTACCACATCGTACCCAACCAAGCTTATTAACTAGATAATCTACCATAGCCCTGCCGTCACATGGACCATAATCAGGGTGTGGGATATAGTTCATTCGAACACCAGAAGCTAGATACCATGAGTATTTACTACACTGCCAACCTTTGCCGTAGTCACTATCACCATCTGGAAGTCTCTTAGATAAAGGATTGTCTCCACCTTGTCCAACTTCTGTAATTTCTTCTTCTGTAGGTTCGGCTTTTTTATCGGTTTGAGTATCATTAACTGTATGTTTAGGGGTGATGAGTTCAGCAATTTCTTTAGCCGTCTTCACTATATCAGAAGTTAGCCCTGCGTAGTCAGCTTGAGATTCATCAAGCTTTACATCTGTCTTCTTATTAATAAAGGCAACAATATTCTTAACCGTATTGGTTAAATACCAACCAACCCCACCTAAGATACCGGCAATTAAAATAGGGAACGAAGCATCTTGCAGGAATGACATATCTGCTCCAACTTTTTTAGCGTACCAGTTTGTAACCTCAAGTAGGCCAACTGTACCAATTACGCCAGTCCCCCAAATAACAGCTTTTACTAAATCCTGAAACATCTTTTTCCAAGACCATTTCAAATTGGGCGTAAATATAACTTTTACTATGCCAATAAGCAAATCTAGTAAATATGCAACCCCTAGAATCCCCGCTCCAACCGCCGCTGCAATAATCTTATCTAACATTGTTTTTCCTTTCTTACAACAAAAAACGACCACATTTCCGAAGAAATTGGGGTCGTAGATTTGCTTTAATTATAACATTAAAAAGGGAATCGAATAGCTACTTTAACCCAGAAAGTTGCAAACTGGAGTAGCCATAAACATTTTACCATATATCTGTTATTTTTGAGCAATAATAAAGCCACTCCAATAGATTCGGCAGTTCTGAACCCACGTAGCGTAGTTATTTCGCCAAGTACCATTAACCGCGTGTGATGATGTAATAGACAAGTTGACACTAATGGCGGCATCCGAAGCATATGCAGTGATTAACCCACTGAGAATCTTTACGCCCTGAGGTAGTGGAAAATCAGATGGCGCTATATAATCCCACCCAGTATGATAATCTCTTGGGATAGTCTCTTGTTGCTGTATCATGAATAGTGAGAGATTCGTTCCAATCGGGATTTCAGTCCAACCATGATTTTTTTCCTCATTTGGCTTCAGCCCTACATTCTGTGCCTTAACCACTCCAGGGGCATTGGCTAATAATTTGTAGCCGTTTGAATAAATGTCACCAGCGACTTCTAATTGTCCAAGATTTTCGTTAGGCTTATCTATTAGAGGAATATCTCCAATACTCACCCGTCCATCTTTCCCGAGGAATAATTTAGGTGAGCCAGCTGGAATTAGCGCTCGTACGCTAACAGATGTGATAGAGTCAGTGATTTTTGCTTCAAGCATGTAGCTCTTATCGCTATCTAGACCAATAACGAATTCATCGACGATAATCTTATCATCTTGAACCTTAAAAGCCTTATTCTCCCAAGCCTGCCAATCGGAATTACTTGGCTTAATGCGAAACTGCACGCCAGTATTGCTATTTATAATATTTTTCTGAGAGTTTCCGATAGTTATCAGTGAAAAGGCACCGGAAACCTTAACCTTAGTCTCGCGATCGAATCCATTTACGCGTCCACCAGTTAAGACAACGGTCGGAGCTGAATACGGAATTACTGTGATATTTTTTCGCACAACAGTGGCAAAATCACGCGAATCTAACGCTGAGACGCTCACCACTTGGTTAGTATTGGCATTGACTACGCCAAGGTCTAATTGCACATCAGCGGTATCAGAAAATCCTTTAGTAGCCGAAACCCCGAATGCGGAAGCCAAATATTTGCTCATCGAGGCATACTTTTTAGCCTCAGCCTTCTTCTCTTCGGTAATCTTAACCCCCAAGCGAGATTGACCTTGAATAAACACCTGGTCATTGCCAGTAATCGCCTTAGTGGCAGCGTTGGTATCGAAACAAGTAAATTCCGTGAATGTTGGTTCGACTCCCACTAAATGAGCATTATAGTGGCAGGTTTTACTGCCAGTTAAATTACCGTTAAACAGTGTATCGACTTTAATTTGGCCAGAATACGCCTTTTTAGAGGTGGTGATTTTATAAATCTCCTCTGCGATTTTATTGGTATCAAAAACACAGTTAAATTGTACATCTCTCGCGACTTCATATGTTTTGTCGGCATACATAAAATAAACGTTATGTCTGAAAGCTCCGTTTACGGAATTCATGTGAATTGTGATAGTTTCACCAAGGTTAAAATCCGGCGTATTGTTCGGGTAGGAAGTGATAGACGGCTGTGAAGCCCTTGGAATGGTTGGCAAATACCAGCTAGCTTTCCCAAACGAGTTATTAGAGTTTTGATAAATCGCAGCATCTGAAAACACTTCAAACCAACCACCGCCAGCAGAGTCATGGCTAATCCACTTTTCGCCCTGAATTATAACAGTGCCATTATAGAGGTTATGGCGGCCAGTGTTCCATTCCTGACCAGCCACGTTCACGTACGCTCTAAATAGTGTCGACCAAGCTCCTGCAAGGGTTCCGCCAGTGCCAAAAAGCTTAAACCCAATGCGCGAGCGATTACTAGCCACATCCTGCTCAATTAGCCACCACTCAAATCTTAAACGGCTAGGGTACCCTGATAGCCCAGTGTCCCGTGTTTCGAAAAATCCATTATTCATTTCTGTCTCCTACCCTACGAAATACCAGCCCGGCCTCTCACCGTCTTTAACTGGTACGATTTTTATTGGGTCCATATTAATTTCTTTTCTAGCACTAAGCTTAGAGGTTTCAGTAACATCACGATTCAGCTTAAAAACCTCTTCATCGGTTCCCGTAACATTTGAGTGTCCGCTCATGCCAAGAGGCGTGATTTGCACATAATCTCCAGAATAGACACTAGAAGACACCATCATACCTTGGTCATTCACTGCTACCTGAGTATTAAGAATCTCGCCATTAGCCTGCACCCATGGCACTACCTGGTCTCCCATATTGACCATTAAGTCAGTAATTAGGAACTGCTCGCAGTTATTACTGGTCGAAACAGTAACATCTAGATAGTTCATGCTTGGGTCAATTTTAGTTAAATCGAAGTTTTGCCAGATAATCTCTTTGTTTTCTGGAATTGTAATCACAAAGCTATCGATAGTATTACTTAATTTTACTGTAGCAGTGCCAATAGAGCCTTTCTTAGCTCTAAATGATAAAGAATACGGAATTTTACCGCTAGACGCCACGTTGAGCCTCTGAGTGATAATAGCACCCTTTTTAAGTTCAATCACATTGCCAGAAACAGCGCCATAAGACCTAGATTCCGGACTTGTATAACTTTTAACTGAACCTACATTATTCTTAGACCATTCTACTAACGTTCCATCTTGATTCTTGGCATAACCAACAGAGTTTTTAATCAAATTTCCACCACCAGTGGTCTGAATCGTAGTGACTACATCTTTAATGTTTTGAGTAATCTTGGTAAATTCTTCATTTAATTTCTGGTCTACCTGAGTCTGTTTCGAAACTACCGACTCGATCTCTTGCTTCTGCTTGTCTACCTTAATCTCAGTATTATAAATAGTCTTAGTAATACCACCAGCTCTTGCGTAATCCGTTTGAGTTACGGTTGGAGCGACACCTTTAATGGTTTCCTTGATGCCGTTTCCGAGTTCTAGATGAGTATCAGTTACATAAACCTGATTTAGGTTAGTGCGACCAAGCTCTGTGATTTGAGGTTCTTTCATCTCGTAATATACGGTGACAGGTGTACCTTTAGCTTTCTCAGCTTTTAGCCAGTTCTTGAACGAAGCTACATCGGTGATTTTCATGTACGCCTTGTCTGGGACAGAGAACCAAAAGCCCATAGTATTAGTATACTTAGGAAAATTATTATAACCACCATAGATTGCCACACCAGTTCTATTCTCTCGTGTCGTGTAGGTAGCGTCTTCGTTTATAGCCTTAAAATGCGAACAGATAATATTAGCCACAGAATCTTGCTGAACGAAGATTTTTTCTTCGGTCGGGTTTTTATACTTAAACCCGATAGTTCCAGCAGGTGTTGTGAAATAGTGAGTAATTTTCTCTTCTTCGCCAGTTAGTTCTAATTTACCGACACGCTTTATCAGTTTAGCTACGCCATTTTCTAACTTCACTTCGTCATAAATATCGTCGGTGAGCTTGCATAAGTTAAGGCCACTAGGGAGTGGAAAATCAGTGGTTTCGAATGGTGTAAATTCAGTGTTTTCACCATCTTTTACTAATGTAATTCTTAGACGTAGTTTCTTGTAATTCCAAAATCCTTGGTCTGTTGCTGCATTGTGCGGAATCCAAACAAACGGTGTGTAATTTTCTTCTAAAACATCGGTGACATTAACATCGAATACCTTGGTTCCGCCATTGAGGTCGCCTGGTCTCAAATATGAAGAGTAAACTACCCCACCTTTTTGAATCGGAATCGAGATGATAAAATCTGCGCCAGCAAAATTCTTTTCAACCGTGCCGCCGAGATGCTCGACAACAAGTTTATATTTACCAGCAGGAATAAAGCTCTTAGCATAAGTTGGGGTAATTAAAGATGACTCGATACTCACGGTGCCGTTTAGTGAAAACGAGCCGTCTTCATAGGTTTTAATTTCAACGTTATTTAGTGTTCGGTTTCCAAATCTAGTATCAAATAAATTTTTCCCAGTAAAACTCACCTTACCTCCAGCCAGCTCTTTAATAGTCTGCGGTGCTTTTGGTCTTGGAGTAATAAATCCTGAGGCGTATGGAGTATATTCAGGGAAGTTATCGTCATTAAATCCGCCCTTATATAAAGCTACGTTCGTAAACAGAGTTACAGGCTCTGGGTATTTTGATGCTAAGTTCAAGCCAATTTTCATATCATACTGGCTATATTTAGTACTATCCGTAGTAAACTTCGCAGTTTTGTAGCGTATTCCACCAAAAAAGTCTTTCCCAGTACCATCTTTTTTCGTAGCGACTACCTGCACGAAAAGTTGTTCAGAATTTCCAGCGTAGTTTACGATTGTGTACTCTGTCTTATCTAGAAGATTAAGATTTTCGCGAGTAATCATCGGTAGCCAATTTACAGCAGGCTTGCCAGTGAGCTTTAATATACCGTCTTTATTTTCGAGCTTAGCTCCGTGAACAGCAAATGGAAGTCCAGAGAATTCGTCAAAAAGGTTCTGATAGCCTAAGTTTGACGGTTCATATGGGTGAGCCACGGAGCCAGCTTCCAACATGAAGCGAGCGCTAATATTTAGGTTGGTGCCTTTATTAGCAAGATAAGCGATATAGCAGCCATATTCGGTGTTTGATACGGTAAAAGTAACCTTAGTTTGGCCAGATGTCATTTTTGCCAAAGTATGGTTACCGCCATTATTTGAGTCGATAACTACGAAAACATCAGTGTTGCCCTCTCGTGACAATGTGTAGGTTCCAGGGAGTAAAGTGAACATATTAATCGGCATAGTACACCGGTTATTCACTAGCACCCCCTTAGCCTCGATGAAACCGTCTGGTTTAACATTGAGATTGGCGCCAGAAGAGGTTTTAGCGCCATTAAGCGTCAAAAGGTTATAGCCATTAGTCCTAGATTGTTTAAGGTCGCCTTTGACTTGGCCGTTCATAACCTTTCCGCTAGCTTGTGCCAGCACTAAATCACCAGGCTTATACCAGCCAAAGCCAGTAGTTTCGGCCTCGAATGGGTAGTGCGAGAAATCTTTTATGGAATTAAAAATCGGAGTAATTAGTTTTCGCCTATCGTCATCTAAAATTTCATTATTAGCTAATTTAACCTCCGTAAGACCATTATTGGCTACGGAATTATTATCAGATACTGCAATATTGTCCTCTTGCGGAGTACGGGCTAGCACCAAGCTATTTACAGGGCCATATTTTGGCTTGTATTTTAAGGTCTTGAGATTGTCATAAGTCCAGATTTCATCTTCATCTGGTTTTTTCTTACTATCTCTAAATGATAGAGTTTTACCATTAAATACCGCAATAGTGGCGGTAGCGCCAGCGATTTCGCCTAAAATATCACGATAGGTGCAATTTGAAATTTTCGCATACAGGTCTTCAGGAATCTGATAGGTAATATTTGGTAGGTTATCGAGATTAGTATCGATTGTAAACTCAAAGCGCTCTGCAAGCTGATTGATTAGCTCTTTAATAGTGCAAGGGAATTGGATCGTGCCGGAATTGTATGGGGTTTTAGCAAGTTTACCCATGAGGTCGTAGCCTTTGATTTTAGTAGTCTTTTTCTCAAAATCTGCGGTAGATTCTTCTACATAAAACAGCCCCAGATTCGCCTCTTCCCAAGTGTCATTTACAGCGTCAATAAGCGTTTTAGCTACTACGCTAAAAGTATGGTCGACTAGATTATAGTTGGTACCAAAAAGCTCAATGTTAATTACAGAAGTAGCCGTGCCAAATAAGTGGCCAGATGAATCAATGGTGATTTTAATTAGCTTGTCTTGTCCCGTGATTACGGTGTTATCGTCTAAAACTAGCGAAGCAGTAACCATTTTAACTGGTTCTTTCATTGCTTGCTTGAATTTATCAGTTACATTTATCATGTTAAATCCTTTCCATAGGAATTAAATTCACCGTAAACGGTTTGCATAGCCCTCTCTGGCGTTCTAAAAGTTCCACTGAGTAATCTGAGGCGTAATAAGCGCCTCTTCTGGTGGTCCCAGACATTGGGTCGTAATATTCGACATTGAAAAATCCTTGATCTAACAACCCACAGAGTTCAGCAACACGCTCTTTTGTTAAAACCCCACCAATTTCTAGTTCTAGCTTTGGAAATACGCCAATAAAGGTCGCAGAGAGGCCACCATTGAGGTTTCGACCAGCATCTGAATACAGCTTGGCACGGGTGACCTTATATGTTTTGAGTCCTACCACTGATTTTCCGTTAATTTTTAATAAATCGCCTGAAATTATCATTTTTTCTCCAAATAAAAACGACCATGGGGAATCCCAGCACGGTCGTAGATAGTTCTATTATAACAGATTTAGGTGATACTGGTTAAAAAGCTAGGCGGTTGTTTTTGAATCCGAATAGTGATAATATTAAACTAAATTTTGTTTTATACACATATTTTCTATCAGATAGACGCAGATAATGCGTCTATCTTTTTATTTAGCTCATGCTTGAAAAATACGTGTATTGCGATATATTAAGTTTAATAACTTTTTAATACTTAGGAGAGATTTTCGCATGGCGGAAGAAAAAGAATCAAATAAAAAACCAGTCTATAAGAAGTGGTGGTTCTGGGTTATCGTAGTATTTGTGTTGATTGCTATTGGTAATCAAAATAAAGATAATAGCACTTCTACCCCAATGCACAGCTCCAAGCAGGTCACTGTTATCGACTTCAAAGACATGAAATACAACGATATCGCGACATGGTGCGAACAGAACAAGGTTAATTGTGTTGAAGTTAAAGAATATTCAGACACCGTGGCCGCAGGTGGTTTTATCAAGCAATCAGTAACCGCCAATGAATCAACAAATGAAGGCAGCACAATTAATGTAATTTATTCTAAGGGAGTGGCTCCTACTGTTAGTCAACAGAATGCTATTAAAAAAGCTGAAAGCTACTTGTCTTTCACTGCATTTTCTAGAGATGGACTCATCCATCAATTGAAATATGAAAAATTCCCGGAAGCTGATGCAGTTTATGCAGTTGATCACATCTCTGTCGACTGGAATGAGCAAGCAGCAAAAAAGGCGAAAAATTATCTCGACACAACTTCCTTTAGTCGTGACGGTTTAATTAAACAATTGAAATATGAGAAGTTCACGCAAGAGCAAGCCGAGTATGGCGTAAATAAAGTTGGATTATAATATAAATTATTTTAGTTACGGGCGCCCTAAATATCTAGGACGCTCGCATTTTTTAGGAACGACTGCACATTCATACGATCTACCATGCCATTAAAATAATTTTCACCGCCAACTACAAGAAGTAGTTGATTAAATATCAAAAACACCCATATTTCTTAAGAATGTCTGAGCATTAGCACGGTCAACTACACCCTCGAAGACTTTTTCGCCGTCAATATTAAGAATAAATGGTGCAGATTTCATATCGTCGATATAATCGCCTAGGATTGAATTTTTACGGTCAATCTTTATGTCGAAATCCGGATTTACTGCAGGACCAAAATCAAGTTTACTGTCAATTTCTTTGCTCAGTTCACTAGCAGATTTTACCATGTCACCAAAATTAGACTCGAAGCCAATGCTCATACCTTGGCTCATATAGTCACCGATACCCATAAAGAGACGAGACGGGGAGTGAATACCTAAGAATTTTTTAACACCGTCCACAGCACCAGAAAACATATTCTTCATACTATTAGCTATATTGCCAATACCAGCTTTGAGACCGTTCCAGATATTTCGACCAATATCACTGAATACTTGAAACGCTCCACTGAACGCATTTACGATATCGTTCCAGCGTTCTCCAGCCCAGTTTGCAACGCCACTAAACGCAGAAGTTAAACCGTTCCAGGCTTCGCTCGCTTTGGTTTTAGCGTGATTGGCAAATTTACCGAATTCAACACCGGCCTTACTTGCAAGATTAGAAATATCTTCTCCAACTTTACTTAAGCTCACTCCCATTGGTCCAAAGAAACCCTGGTCGACACCAGTCATACTATCATTGTAAGTTTTTGTAATCTCTTTTGACTTCTTTTTAGTCTCGCCTTCTAGTCTGCCAATATCATCGACATTGGCTTTAACCATATTCCCATTCTCGTCTTTGTACTCCAAAGTCCCATTTTTGAGTGCATTAATAGCCTCCTCAGTATTTCTGTATTTTCCAGAAATAACCGCCTGTGCAGTAGCATTCGCATACAGTGCAGATAATTCCTCATCCTTAGCCGCCTTGTGTGCCTCTGCGGCCTTAACAGAGTCATTAGTGGCCTTAGTTAAATTGTCTTGAGACAACTTAACTTGTTCATTGGCAGAATCTAATTTTAGTCCAGCCTCATAAACAGCTTGCTGTGCTGCGGTCATATTCTGATATGACAACACCCCATTATCTACTTGAGACTTTAACGATTCGTAGGTTACACCTCTATCGCGCTCAATTTGTAATAATTCCGCCTGGGCCTGTTTTTGGTCTTTAATGGCTTGAATTTGCTGCAGTCCAGCATCCGCAGCGGCTTTTCTGGCATTATTAAGGCTCTCTTCGGCGTTTTTAACCTTTTCGGTCGCATCAGAAAGTTGTGAATTGGCAGTCTTAAGTGCTTTAGCTGCGGATTCAGCTTTTCTAGTCGCACTATCTGTTTGTTCGAGAGCAGATTTAACGCTACCAAAAATAAACGCAACACCAGCAATAATCCCAGCCCCAACTAAGATTAGAGGATGTGCCATAATTGCGGTAAATGCACCTAAAACAGCTGTCTTAGTTCCAACAGCTGCCGCAATTGCAGCAGCCTTAAACCCTGCAAAACCACCGCCTGCTAGTACGAAGGCTGTTTTTAGTGCGCCTAATTTTGCAGACATAGCAACCATAGCCTCAGGAGACGATAACATTACAGAGCGAAGGGTACGTACACCAGCACTAAGGTCATCAATCGCATTTTTAGCTTTAATTGCGACCGCAAGGCCGCTGATTGCAACAGAGACACTAATGATAAATTCAGCAAGACCTTTATTATCGGCAATGTACCTCAATGAGTTACCAAGAGCATTTAATATTAAGACGATACCACCACCAGTGAAGTTAGTAATAGGGATTAAAAATACATCTATAAAAGGCTTCAAATAGGCGTTCCAGATTGTAGAGATGGCTCTACCTAGAAATCTAATCGACCCTCCAAGTGCATTCAAGAAAGCAGGAAGCAACTCATTTCCAACCCAAGTAATGAATGGCTTAATTCTTTCCCAAACATCAGCAAAGATTTGTTTTGCAGGCTTAATAAATTTACTAATATCATCGCCAAATCTCTTGAACGCCTCTCCAATTTTGTCGAAATTGAAAATTTTGAGACTATCTCTTAGTTTTTCAAAAATCTCATTAACCTTATCAACCCCCTTGCCGATTCCGGAATCATCGAATCCAATGCCGGAAACATCATAGCTTGGCGCACCGCCACCTCCTCCTGAGCCACCAGAACCACCAGAACCGCCCCCAACCGACGACGACGCCGGAGGGCGTCTGGAGTAATCCACATTCACCCTCTGAGTGGACCTGAACTCAATACCTGGGTTGTTCTGCGTGTCGCTGTAGCCCGTCACCGAGTACTCGGGATCGCTATCCGCGTATGCGGCTGGCGTCGTCATGACGGAGGTGAGCGCCAAGGTTGAGGCGCAAGCAAGCGCGCGAGTGAGGCGCTTACATAGCATCTTCGGCATTTGCGGCCCTTCCTTCTAAAACGTGCCAACTTG